GCTCAACTACGGTGGCGTCGATGCTCAGGGTCGCCCGCTCGTGGTGCCTCTGCAGACGGGTGCGAGGCTCGACATCAGCGAGGCGATGCTCGAGAAGGAGCGCGAGGTCATCAACGATGCGTTCTGGGTGACGCTCTTTCGCATCCTGGTAGACCAGCCGCAGATGACGGCAACCGAAGCACTGATCCGCGCACAGGAGAAGGGGCAGCTACTGGCCCCTGCGGTGGGACGGCAGCAGTCCGAGATGCTGGGTCCGCAGATCCATCGAGAGTTCCACATCCTCGGTCGCCAGGGCTACCTGCCGCCCCTGCCGCAGTTGCTGGTGGAGGCCGAGGGTGACTACGAGATCAGCTACGAGAGTCCGGCGACTCGCTTCCAACGCAGCGAGGAACTCGTGGGCATTCAGCGCACGCTCGAGATGGCTGCGCCGTTCGCGCAGATGGACCCTTCGGTGCTTGGGATTTTCAAAGCCGATGAGGTGATCAGACTGGCAGCGGAGATCAACGGTGCTCCGGCCGACATCCTTCGCACGCCGGAGGAGATGGATGAGATCCACCAAGCGCAGCAGCAGCAGGCACAGCAGCAGCAGATGCTCGAGGCGATGACTCAGGTGGCTCCGGCTGCGAAGGATCTGGCTCAGGCGCAATCTGCGGCAGGCGCGCAGCCTGCACTCCCCGCGGTGGCCGGTGCCGGTGCGGGATGAACTCAAGCGGCGAGGGCAAGTGTACCGTGACACCTTCCAGGGCGAGCTCGCCGAGGAAGTGCTGCAAGACCTCGAAAGGTTCTGCCACGCCAACGCGACGACGCATGTCGAAGGTGACAGCCACGGCACTGCCCAGCTTGAGGGCCGCCGTCAAGTGTGGCTGCGAATCCAGGGCTATCGGCAGTTGAGCGACCAGCAGGTCAGCGAACTGGCCGAGCAAGCCGATACCGAGGAGAGTTGACAGATGGCAGAGAACGAAGCGGCACCCGAAGCTGCACCGGCCCCGGAGGCCGCACCTGCGGAAGCCCCCGCAGAGGCTCCGAGTTGGACCGATGGTCTTCCCGAGGAGGCCCAGGGCTACATCGAGAACAAGGGGTGGAAGTCACCCGACCAGATGCTCGAGAGCTACTACGCGCTGGAGAAGGTGGCGGGTGCGCCGGCCGACAAACTGGTGCGGTTGCCGGGCGAGGATGACCCCGAGGGCTGGTCGGATGTCTACGCCAAGCTCGGGCGCCCAGAGAGCCCGGAGGCTTACGACCTCGGAGAGCAGCAGGAGACGCCCGAGGGCGGTTTCGATCTCACGCCAGACCTACGTCAGTGGGCTCACGATGCGGGTTTGAGCCAGCAGCAGGCGGCGGCGCTTCACGGCAAGTACAACGAGCGGCTGGCTGCGCTGGGCGAGGAGATGGCGACGCAGCAGGAGGAGCAGTCGGCAGCCGACGAGCAGTCCCTGCGAAGGGAGTGGGGCGAAGCGTGGGACGAGAACATCAAGGCGGGTGTGCGATTCCGGCAGCGGTTCAACCTGTCGGATGACCAAGTGGTCAAACTCGAGCAGGCCCTGGGGCTGCGGGGTCTGCTGGAGCTTGCCAGCGAGATCGGCAAGGGTCTGGGCGAGCACCAGGCTGCGGGGGAGCCCAACCAGCAGGGTGGTGCTGAGTTCGCCATGAGCCCGGCGGGCGCCAAGGCGCGTATCGCGGAGTTGCTGAGTGATGCCGAGTTCTCCGAGAAGTATTTCGCCGGCCAGTCTGCCGCTGTGGCTAGAATGACCCGGCTCCACAGCTTGGCGCACCCAGAGGTTGCGAAATCTGAATAGCGTGCAACCCTTTCCTGTGTGAGACAGGCCCCGGAGTGGCGCCCGGATAAGCCTTCAAGCCACGTCAGACAGGCCCCGCGGTGGCGTGCGGATAAGCCTTTCAGCCAATGACATGGCCCCGGTGTGGCAACCGGATAAGCCTCGGACGGCCAATTTATACGACGGCCCCGTCTCCACCGAGTGGCGGATAAGCCTCGCACCCAACGACGCACCTCGTGCGTCTTGATGCTTGAGGCTTATCTCAATGTCAGACCAGATCTCAACTGCCTTTGTGCAGCAATATTCCACGAACGTGGCCCATCTGCTCCAGCAGAAGGGTTCCAAGCTCCGTGATGCCGTGATGACCAGCACTGCTGTCGGCAAGGCCGCCAAGGTGGTCGAGCAGGTCGGTGCCGTGAATGCGGTGAAGCGGACCACGCGCCACGCCGACACGCCGCTGATCTCGACTCCGCACGCAGCCCGCTGGACGTTTCCGGTGGACTACGAGTGGGCAGATCTCATCGACGACCAGGACAAGGTCCGGGCTCTCATCGACCCCCAGTCCCCGTATGCAGTGAACGGCGCGTATGCGATGGGCCGGGCGATCGACGACGAGATCCTGGCTGCGTTCTTCGGCACGGCGAAGACCGGCGAGAACGGTTCGACCGATGAAGCGTTTTCGGGCAACACGGTTTCGGAAGTAGCCGGCGGCAAGTTGACCATCGAGCAGTTGCTCGAAGGAAAGCGTGTCCTCATGGAGAACGAGGTCGATCTCGACAACGACACGATCTACATGGCGATCACGGCCGCCCAGCACGAAGACCTGCTCGGAATGGCCGACATCAAGACCATCGACAGCAACAGCACCAAGGTGCTGGTGGATGGACGGGTGCGGGCGTTCCTGGGGATCAACTTCATCACGACCGAGCGGATTCCTGGGGCCGGCGACGATCCGACGAACTGCCCGATGTGGGCGAAGTCGGGGATGCACCTGACCACCTGGAACGACATCACCACGAAGATCAGCGAGCGTGAGGACAAGTCCTACGCCACGCAGGTCTACTGCAAGGCGACGATCGGTGCGACTCGTCTCGAGTTGGGCAAGGTGGTGAAGGTTCAGGCCGGCACTGCGTAGTAGTTTGATGTGAAGGGGCCGGTGCGGGGTCGTGCCCGCCCCTAATCATCGCAAGCAAGAACAAGGAGCCGTGGAGTCATGGCACGTTTCTATTCCGATCATTTCAGTTCCGATGGCAGCAACAAGACCAGCGCAGATTCTCAACGCCGCATCAGCGTAGGACAGTCGCATGGGCGCCTGCGATACAAGCGGGCGATCGTCAGTGCGATGGATAGCGCCAACGCGGACGAGGTCCGATTCGCGCAGTTCAAGTCTTCGGATCGCATCATCGAGTTGCTTCTCAGTGGCGATGGCGGCGGCAGTGCCGGCACGATAAATCTGGGCCTCTACAAGTCTGGAGACGCGCACGATGGCGCTGTGATCGACATGGATCTGTTCGCAAGCGACATCGACACGACTGGCGTGATTGCGCGGGTCGATCAGTTCAAGGAAGCCGGCACCCTGACAGACCGCGACCGCGGGAAGACGCTCTGGGAACTCGCCACAATCGGTGCGGCGTCGTACACGGCAGACCCGATGGAGGACTGGGATCTGACGGGTCTGATGGACACTGGCTCCGATGCGGCTCTGGAGTTGGTTCTCGAGGTCTACTACACCTCCGGCGACTAGGAGAGGCTGACACATGGCGAGCTTCTACTCGCAGCTTTACGCGGAGGCGGCCACTCCCCAGGTGGTGGACGTTCACAAGCGTGTCGAAGCGGGCATAGCGCACGCGAGTATGCGTTATGCCCGCGCCGAGGTCACACTCGACGCTGTTCTTGCCAATTCGGACACGCTCCGCCTGAAGCAGTTCAAGTCCTCGGATCGCATCAACCGACTCATGTTTAGCTGCACTGCTGGAGGTGGATCGGCTCGAGTCGATATCGGCATCTACAAGTCTGGCGTGAACCACGACGGCAGCGTGCTCGCTTCGGGCGTCGATGCGATCGCAGGGAACTACGTTGTTAGCGGCGTGAAGACGATGGACTGCCTGCTAGACGTGGTCGGATACAATTTTTACCGTGGGCTGACGCTGTGGGAGTGGGTCAACTCCATAGCTCCTGGCACCTACGCGGCAGACCCGATGGAAGACTGGGACATCGTCATCACGGGGGACGTGGTCACGGGTTCTGCTGCATGGCAGTGCGTCATGGAGTTCTACTACACCACGGATCTTGGGGATTAGCGTGTGCCGAGCGTCACGGACATCTGCAACCTGGCCCTGGGTCGTGTCGGTGAATCTCGCATAGCGTCACTGGCTGACGACACCAAGCAGGCCCGCGCCTGTAACGCATCCTACGAGCACGTCCGCGACGAAGTGCTGCGGTCGCATCCCTGGAACAGTGTCATCGCCCGGGCCAGCCTCGCGAAGCTCGCGACCTCTCCTCCCTTCGGCTACGACGACGAGTACCAGTTGCCGGCCGATTGCCTGCGTGTCGTCGAGGTCTATGACACGCGGCTGCCGTGGGTGGTCGAGGGCCGGAAGTTGCTCTCGGACGAGGGCTCTCCGCTCTCGGTACGGTATGTGCGTCGTGAGACAGACCCCAACCAGTACGATCCGATGCTGGTGTCGGCGATCGCTGCACGCCTCGCCATCGAACTCTGCGAGGAGTTGACGCAGAGCAACACGAAGCGAGAGCGGTCGCTAGTGGAATACGAGCGGATTCTGTCGCGTGCTCGATCGGCAGACGGGCAAGAGCAGAGCCCGATGCCGCTCGAGGAGGACGACTGGGTTCTGGCGAGGCTGTAGCCCATGTCTAAAGCCTCACCGATCCAGAACGCCTTCAACGCGGGCGAACTGAGCCCCACCCTCGAGGGCCGCACCGATCTCGCGAAGTATGCAGCCGGGTGCTCCACGATGGAGAACTTCTTCCCGCTGGTGCCGGGTGCTGCACGCAAGCGTAGCGGCACACGCTTCGTCAAGGAGGTGAAGGACTCGACGAAGGCGACCCGGTTGCTCCCGTTCGAGTTCGGCACAGACCAGGCGTACATCCTGGAGTTCGGCGAACTCTACATGCGTGCGTATCGCAATGGTGAGCCCGTGCTCGAGACGGGGAAGAACATCACCTTTGTGACGAAGGCGAATCCGGCAGTGGTGACTTCGCCGGGCCACGGTTTGCAGAATGATGCCAAGGTGACGATCACGGGTGTGTCCGGCATGACCGAGTTGAACGGCAATGTCTACACCGTTGCGGGTCGCACTGATGATACGTTCCAGCTTTCCGGCATCAACAGCAGTGCATACGGGACCTACGTCTCCGGCGGCGTTGCCACACCGATGCAGACGATCACGGCCACGAGTACAGGCTCTGCGCCTGTGGTGGTCACCATCGTGGGGCATGGGTTTCTCACAGGCGATCAGGTCAAGGTGGAGGGGACGGCCACCCCATCCTCACCCCTAGACGATCGCTATTGGGTCGTCACGAAGGTGGACGCCGACACGTTCAGCCTGGATGGCAGTGCCGATCCTGGGGTGGCATACAGCACAGGCACTGCGAAGCGTGTGGCAACGGTCACCACACCGTACCCGGCGGCGACGGTTAATCAGATCCAGTTCGCCCAATCCGCAGACGTGCTCTACCTCGCCCACCCGGATTACAATCCGCGCAAGCTGATCCGCCGCAACCATGATGCGTGGTCCGTGTCGCTAATCGTGTTTGACTTCGTCCCGTTTTCCCCAACGAACTTGGATGAAAGCACGACGGTTCAAGCGTCTGCAACCACGGGTGCCGGCATCACGCTGACGGTGACGGGTGATCCGATATTTACGGAAGCAATGATCGGAGGACATTTCCGCCTGTCAGAGATTGTGGGTTCCAATCATGGGCGCTGGGAGCCGGGGTCGGAATTGACGGGGTATGACGGTTCCGCACCGTCTCTACACGATCAATTCTACTACGATGGGAACGTCTACAAACTCGCGAGTACGCCTGGCAAGACCGGCACGAGCGCACCGATCCATGAGGTGGGCACTGAATCAGACGGTCGCCGCAGTTGGACGTATTGCCACAGCGGCGAAGGTTATGTGGAGATCACGGGTGTGACGAGCGGCACAGTCGCGACGGCCACTGTGATTAAGGAACTGCCAGTCAGTGTCACCACAGCACCGACGCACAGATGGTCGCATGGAGCGTGGACCGGGCAAAACGGATATCCGCGCACCGTGAGTTTCTTCGAGGACCGCTTGTGGTGGGGTGGAACGGCAGGCAATCCGCAAACCATGTGGGCCTCGAAGACCGGCGAATACGAGAACCACAAGGTGGTGGATCTCGACGAGTCTGCGCTGATTTTCACGATCAACACAGATCAGGTCAACGTGATTGAGTGGACGAACGCCGGCAAGGCGCTGGTTGTGGGCACGGCTGGTGGGGAGTTTGTAGTGTCAGCGGCGTCCGAGACAGAAGCTCTGACACCGGGAAATGTTCGTGTTGTGCGACACTCCACATATGGCAGCAAGACCACCGTTGCGCCGCAGCGGGTCGGGGAGTCGCTTCTATTCACACAGCGGGCCGGCAGGAAGCTGCGCGAGTTTGTGTACGATGACACGGTGGGAAGCTACGTCGCGCCGGACATGACGGTGCTGGCGGATCACATCACGCTGGGAGGCATCACCCGGCTGGCCTACCAGCAGGAGCCCAACCGAGTGGTGTGGGCGACGCTGGGTGACGGTCAACTGCTCGGGTTCACGTTCGATCGGGAGCAGCAGGTTACCGCGTGGCACCGGCACACGATTGCCGGCACCAGTGCGAAGGTCGAGAGCATTGCGGTGATCCCGCACCCAGACGGCGACCAGGATCAGCTTTGGCTGGTGGTCAACCGCACGATCGGAGGCACGGAGACGCGGCACATCGAGTATCTGGAGTCGGACTGGGTTCGCACGGGGTCGCTACCCAGTGCCTTCTTTGTCGATTCTGGCCTCTCGTACTCCGGTGCTGCGGTGTCGACTCTCAGCGGCCTTGACCATCTCGAGGGTGAGACGGTCGCGATACTGGCAGACGGAGCAACGCATGCGAGCAAGACCGTGACAGCAGGTGCGATTGCGCTGGACGTGTCGGCCTCCACGGTCAGCGTGGGGCTCGCCTACGAGGCGACCCTTCAGACGATGCGCCTGGATGCGGGGGCTGCGGATGGCACCGCCCAGGGCAAGACGAAACGCTTCACGAATGTGGTGCTGCGTCTCGATCAGACTGGCAGTGGCCTGTATTACGGTGCGACGGCGACGACGGCCGACATGGACGAGTTGCACCTCCGTGACGGCAACGATCCGATGGACTCTCCGGTGCCGCTCTTCGACGGAGACACGGAGATCCTGCCCTGGCCGGCGGGCTACGAGAAGGCTGGCCGGTTGACGCTGAAGCACACACTCCCCCAACCCTGCACCGTGATTGCGATCATGCCGCAGGTTGTGACACAGGACCGCTGACATGGCAGGACGTGGAGGATATGGACCGTTCTACATTCCGCCCGGCGGCATTGGTACGCCAGGCCAGCTAGGCACCCATGATCCGGGTATCCGGCCAGTGGGTCCGACTTCGATAGGTGGTCCGGTGGGTGCTGGCTCATCACTCTACGCCAATGCACTGCTCGGGACTTCAGTCGGCAGCACGCTGGCGGGCTCGATCATGGGTGCGATCGGGGCGATCCAGGGCGGCGAGGCTGCGGAGGCTGCGGCGAAGTACAACGCAGCGATTGCCGAGATGGCTGGCAACGAAGAGGAGTACCGCAGGCGCCGGCTCGCGCGGCGAGCTCTGTCGGCGCAGTTCACCCAGATGGCAGGCAAGAGCGGGGTCATCGCGGAGGAGGGGGGCTGGCTCGAGGCGTTGGCGCGCAATGCTGGCGAGTATGAGATGGACGCGGTGAACGCGGGGATTGCGGGCCGGCAGACGGCCGCTCTGGAGCGTGCGCGTGGCAAGTCGGCGCGACGTGCGGGCCAGATCCGCGCGGGTGCATCTCTCATCTCCGGTGCCAGCCGGGTCGCCGGGATGGGTCTGCAACTCTACAAGCCGGGGGCAAGCTGATGCCTACGAATTACGTCGGGGAGATAGTGACAGTTCCGGGCGTAGGGTTTGGAATGTCGGAGCCTGCGCGGCGTTTGCTGAGTGCGCCGTCAGTACATTCCGAAGTCACGCTCGTATCGTCTCCAGCAGAGCGCAAGCGGCAGT